AAAGTGTAAATTCTGCAAAACTCCATTTGTTATAAGAAATAGTCCAATGGAGGCAGCTTGTTCTTTAGATTGTGCAATTGAATTAAGTAAAATAATTGTCACTAAGCAAAGAAACCAAAATAAGCGATTAGAACGTGAAAAGTTGAAGGAAAGTATTAAGCGAAGCAAAGATTATAGAAACGACTTACAACGCAAAATAAACACCTTAGTTAGGTCAATTGATGAAGGTTGTAAATGTATTTCGATTGATTGTAACGAAACTACTCACATGGAGGCGGGGCATTTCAGAGCGGTGGGAGCGGGTATCGGTTCACCAATTAGATTTAATTTGTTAAATATTTTTCTCGAGTGCAAAAGTTGCAACAAATTCAAGGGTTCAAAGTATTCATATTACGATGGATTAATAGAAACTTTTGGCAATGATATTTTTCAAGTCATTCACGATTTGCCGACTATTTGGAAAGAATTAAAACTTAACATTGAAGAACTAAAAGAAGCAAGTAAAAACGCAACTGAATGTTTAAAATTTGTTAAAGCGTTCAAATCTGACAAGCAACTACCTTTGAATAATTCTGATAGGATTAGTTTAAGGGTTCAAGTAAATGAATTAATGGGAATTTATAAGTAACAAAATTATGGACGAAAGAGATTATCAAGCAATGAACAAAGACATGGAAAGCGAAAACATATTTAAACAAGCAGTCGACAAGTTCGGTGTCGAAAATCAACTATTAAAATTAGTTGAAGAAATGGCCGAACTTACTCAGGCAATTATCAAATATAAGTTTGAGCCAAGTTCACAAAACTTTAAAAACTTAATAGAAGAGTACGTTGATGTTGAAATTGTTAAGTCGCAAATAGATGAAACAGAATTAATGTATCATGCTGAATTAATTTATTTAGATTTTAGAGTCGAAAAGATTCATAAACTCAGACAATTGTTAAAAACTTCTGAAAAAACTAAGGTAGATAATTAGTAATATTGTATCGGGTTTCGCAGCCTATAAAAACAATAACTAAAATATTTAATCAAGTCCGTTATTAGTTGATTGGGTTCTATTGTACCCTTGCGAAGTCAACGAAGTAGCGGACTTTTTATTTACAACGCTTAATCAATGCGAAATTGATTACAAAAAAATGGCATATCAAATTATTTTTAGTTCAACTGAAAGAAGCAGTTCAGACTCTACTTTAATGGTACAAGTGACCTCATTTAATGAATTATTTATTGAAATAAATACTGAAGGTTTTCCACCTTCATACGTTTGTTTAGACAAAGAAACATCTATTAGACTTGCAAAGGAATTAAGAAAACAGATTTCATTTTTGGAGGATTAGTCATGGCAAAACTTAGAAGCGTTTCAACAAGTTTTTGGAGTGACCCATGGATTGAAGAATTATCACCATCCGAAAAACTACTTTACATTTATTTTATTACCAATGAAAAAACAAATATGTTAGGTATTTATGAAGTATCTATTAAAAAGATTTGTTTTGAAACGGGATTAAATAAAGATGTAGTTTTAAAATCATTTGATACATTTAAGGAGTCGGGAAAGATAAAATATGAATACAACTACATTATTTTAGTAAATTTTATTAAACATCAAAATTACAACCCTAATATGAAAAAGGCTGCAATTGAGTGTTATAATAATTTACCTAAAGAGTTGAAAATAAAAGATTTAAACATATCTAAATTAAACCCTTTGGAAGCCTTTGAAACCCTTTCAAACCATTTGGGAATGGTTCGGAAAGTAGAAGTTGAATATGAAGTAGAAGATGAAGAAATTATTGATGTTTTTTCTTTTGATGAATTTTGGGAGATATACCCACATAAGACAGGGAAGAAAGTTTGCAAACCTAAATTTGATAAACTAACTAATTCAGAAAAGGAACAAATCAAAAACAGTATTCACAAATTCTTAAACCATAAACCATTTCCAAACTATACACATCCAAACCCTGAAACATACCTAAATCAAAAAAGGTGGGAGGATGTGATACCTGAAACAATAAATCAACCAGAGCAAAGAGAAGAAACCGAAAGAGAGTACAGACAAAGAACTTGGTTAGAAAGAAACGGAGGTAATCTATGAACGTAAAAATTATTGATTACTCTAAAAAAGCACTTCAATTTGAAGATTACCATAAGTCAGGCGGTACTCAGTTAAACTATGCAGGGTTTGAATGTTTGAATGGAGTCTTTAAATTCTCACTCGATGGTGTAACAGATATTACGGGTTTGCCCCATAGTGGGAAAACTGAGTTTGCCTTAGAATTGCTATTTTATCAAACAGAAGCATTTGGATTAAGACACTTACTTTATGCCCCTGACATTGGCAGTTATAACGAGATTAGACGTAAGTTGTTAGTAAAACATTATAGACGTTCTTTTCGTGGTTATGAGAACTCAATTACTCAAACCGAAATTATAAAAGCTACTGCATGGATTGATACTTACTTTTTAATTGCTCAAAAAGACGATGCAAAAAAACCATTAACACCGATTGACTTATGGAATTTTGGAGTAGATTACGAAGATAACAACGGACCAATTAATACTGTTTTTATTGACTCATGGAAAAATCTATTTCACGATTTACAACAATTTGGAGGGCGTGAAGATTTATATTTGGATTACGTTTTGGCTTACAGAAACGAATTAGCAGAAGCGAAATGCAAACACCTGATGACAATCGCACATCCAAAAAAAATGGAAATAATGATGCCTAAAGACGGGAGCAAACCAAAAAGGAGAGTGCCTGATGCAGACGATATAAAAGGCGGTTCTGCCTGGAATAGTAACGGCAAAACAATTATTACAGTTGATTATCCTGAAAAGCAAAAACAAACAGTTGATTTGTACTTTAATAAGGTTAAACCCGATGTATTGGGGAAAGCAAATGTATTATTTGAACCACTTGAATTCGATTGGCGTAAAAGTCGATATAGAGAAACTATTGAGGGCAAAATCTGCTATGCAGGAATGGGTAAAGAATACCGAGAAAAAGGTGAATTTATAGGATTTGCAAGCCAATCAAACAACGATATTAAACCAATAGAACAAGCACCATTTTAAAAACAAACAATTATGAATTTAAAAAAACAAACACAAACAAGACAAATTAAATTTAGGGCATGGAATCCCGATGATAAAAGAATTGAATATCCATTAGTATTCGCAATATGTAGCAATGGCAAATTACAGCCATTAATTAAATGCTCAGATGGGAATAGAGCTTACAAAGATTACCCAATCATGCAATACACAGGACTCACCGACAAAAACGGAAAAGAAATTTATGAGGGTGATATTGTGCAACGTGGAGTAATTACTTTTAGTCGTGGCAAATTTCAAGGTACTTATTTTGATAGTAATGGTGATTTTGCCGAAGATTGGGAAGATGATTTGTGCCAAGAAAAAGATATTGAAGTATTAGGAAACATATTTGAAAATCCTGAATTATTGCAATCATGACACCGCAAGAATTAGAAGAAATCCAAGCAAATCAAAAGTGGTTTGAGTTCATCTCGACTTTAAGACCTTATCTAAGTAAAAAGCAAGAAAGCCCTATTTTTCAATTAAACGCCATTTTAAGCACGTTTATTCTCGAATCTGAACAAAGTATTGACTTAATAGTAAAAGACTCACTAAGGCAAGAAAAGCGGGCAAAATTGGCTAAATTATACGAAGCTTACAACTTAGCAACTCAATCAATGGGTATTCAGGTAATTTACGAACAAAAGAATCTAAGGTTGCAAGTCAGACTGGATGAAGTTGAGAACTTACTTATCGAATTAGCAGCCGAAAATAAAAGATTAAAAGAGTTGAATGAATTTTAAAAGATTATGAAAAATTTATTAGTATCGTTTTCAGGTGGCGAAACATCTGCATTTATGGCTCAATGGTTAAAAAATCATTATAGAGAATTTGGGTATGAAAATATTGTTTTTGTTTTTGCAAATACGGGACTTGAAAACGAACAAACACTTGAATTTGTAGAAAGATGTGATATGAAATTTGGCTTAAAATTGCATTGGGTTGAGTCTTTAGTTTGGCAAGGTGAAAGAAAAGGGACTGGATATACCTTAACTGATTATGAACACGCTAAGCGCAAAGGAGAACCATTTACAGCTGTTATACAGAAATATGGCATCCCAAACCAAGCGACACCACATTGCACAAGAGAATTGAAACAAGCACCGATAAATTCATTTGCAAAAGTTTGGTTTAATGGCGAATCCTATCATACAGCGATTGGCATTAGAAAAGATGAAATTGATAGGATAAACGCAAAAGCAAAAGAAATGGGTTTTATTTATCCGCTTATAAATAGCAAAATGATACCTTCAAACAAACCAATGGTGAATATCTTTTGGCGTTCAATGCCTTTTAGATTAGAATTAAAAGGTTATCAAGGGAACTGTAAAACCTGCTGGAAGAAAGCGGACAGAAAGCTATTTCAAATTGCAAAAGAAAATCCATCTGCATTTGATTTTATGAATGAAATGGAGCAGAAGTACCCTATTGACCCAATGGGACACAATAAAGTATTTTTTAGAAATAATAGAAGTGCAAAACAAATACTTGAAGAAGCTAAAAATTGGAATGGGAAAATAAAAGATGATTCAGACGAATATACCTATCAGCTTGATTTACTTGGCGGGGATAGTTGTGAAGTCTTTAGTGATTGTTCAAACTAATTTTAAAACCAAACAAAAAAATGAAAATACTTAATCTGTACGCTTGTCTTGGAGGGAATCGTTACAAGTGGGATGAAATACCAGGATTAGAAATTACAGCAGTTGAGTGGGATGAAAAATTAGCACGACTATATCAAGAAAGATTCCCAAATGATACAGTAATAGTAGCTGATGCTCATCAATATTTATTAGACCATTATAAAGAATTTGACTTTATTTGGAGTTCGCCACCATGTCCAAGTCATAGCCGTGCCAGGTATTGGAGTTCTAAAGGTGGGAAATATGCAGTAGGGTATCCTGATTTAATGTTATATCAAGAAATAATATTTTTACAACATTTTGCAGATAAAAAAACAAAATGGGTAGTTGAAAATGTTATACCTTATTACGAACCTTTAATACAAGCAAATCAAAGGGGAAGGCATTTGTATTGGTCAAATTTTAATATACCTAATTTTCAATGTAGAAAAATACAAATATGTCAAGGAATTGGAGAGGTAAATAATCTTTCCGAATTCCATGATTATGATTTTAGAAAATATAAAGGTGAGCAAAGAATTAATAAAATTGCCAGGAACTTAGTAGACTATGAAGCAGGGTTAAGCATTCTAAAAGCAGCCTTAAATATCATTGAAAAGAGTAAAACAAAACAAATCGAATTATTTTAAAACCCTGATTTATAGCACGTTGCAAATATTCGAATAAAATAAACGAAATAAATCAAAAGTTCTATTACATTTGTATCACCAAACAACGAAACAATGACAGACAGAGTAAAACACATTAAGTTCATATTGAACGACACTAAGCAAAGAGGTGAACAAATTACCTCAGATGACATCAATTTTTTTGGTGCATTATACTTTTTGAAAGTAAAAAAGGAAGGTAATAAAAGGTCTAAATCAATTGTATACTCCGCAGCTACAACAATTCAAAAAGGTTATCGTGAAATTAAATAACTAAACATGACAATACGCAAAAGAGGGGGGCAAGCTAAACCCCCCGAAGAAAGAATAATTCAATTCAGCATTTATCCAAAGTCGGGCCACGTTGAAAAATTAGGACGTGACAATGCACGAGAGATAGCAGAAAAGGCAATTTTAAAGGCAATTGAAAAGATTAAGTAATTAAACCCAAACAATAAAAACATGAACACAGAACAAAAAAGAATCCCATTCGATTGGGAAAAGTACCAATCAGGAGAATATGAAGCGGTTTGTAGGGATGGTTCAAAGCCCGAAATGATTACCTATAATCCAAATGCAAAAGAAAAGGTTAAAATAGCTATGTGGGTTGATGGCCAATTGTATCCAAGATTTGAAAATGGGCAAACATGGCATGATTCAGAAGGTACATTAGATATTGTTCTAATCCCCAAACCTAAAAAGTTCCAAGCATGGGTTAATCTGTATAGTAATGGAGAATGTTATTCTTACTACACAGAAAAGATTGCTAAAAGAATGATTGAAGTTTATAGAACTAAAAATAGAGAGATTATCGAAACTCGCTTAATTGAATGGGAGGGTTAATCTTAGTTAGTGAATAAAAAGCAAATAATAGAGGCGTTGTATCGAGATAAACAATTCAAAAAAGTTTGTCAGAATATTGCGCCTCCTTCACTTTGCGAAGATTTATTTCACGAAACGGTCATGGTATTTTTAGAAATGGATGAAGAAAAGGTAATCAAAGCCAGTTTGGAAGGCTATTTAAAATGGCTGTTTATTCGGATAGCGTCAAACTCATTCAACTCAAAGACGTCACCATTCTATCATAAGTACCATCACAATGACGATAGATATGATTTAAGCGAGGCAAAGATAAAAGAGGTAACTAACATCAATGAAGGCTTTGAAAGTAAATTTAAACAGCTTATTGAATCAATTGAAAGTGAAATTGAATGCTTAGACTTTTACGAAAAGGAACTTTTAAAACTTTACATCAAATTTGGAAACTATCGTGACGTGTCAAGGGAAGTCGGTATTAAATACGAATCAGTACGCCATGCAATTAGATTAGCAATTGAAAAAATAAAACTAAAAAATGATAAACTTTATAATGATATGCTTAATGAGCGTGTCGAGTGGATATGTAATATCTGAGTTAATAATTGAATGGAGTCATAAACTATTCAAGATATACCCGATTAAACCCTTTTCGTGTGGTTATTGCCTATCCTTTTGGTTCGGGTGTGTATTGGCTTTATATTTTAATATCAATCTATTAGAAGTTATCTTATACGGCTTTAGTTCATCATACCTTTATTATTACTTAAACAGACCATGACAGAAGATATTTACAATTTACTTTTACCACTTAAGGGCAAGTGGGAAACTTACAAAGAACATCATTACAGCGAATTTACCAACATTGATTACGAGATAGTAAAAGATGCTTATGCGAAAATGCATGGACCGCCACCTCGTAACCTATCTTGCCAGTCTTGCATCAGAGAACTATTAAGAGTAGTTTTTTTGCCGTTCGATAATTTTAAACCCGAAATAAAACAAAATGCTAAAGTTAAAACATTCAGGAAACGCAGGTGACATTCTGTATAGCTTGCCTGCAATACGTCAAGCCTGCTATAATGCAAATGATAAGGCAATACTTTATCTACACATTGACCAACCTGCTAACTATGTTAAAGGGTTTGTCCACCCATTAGGTAACGTGATGTTGAATAAGTACATGGCTACTATGCTCAAGCCATTGTTATTAGCTACCAATTTTATCGAAGATGTGTTGATCTACACCGGTCAAAAAGTTGATTACGATTTAGACAAGTTTAGAACAATCGGTTTAAATCTTGGAGCGGGTAATATTTCACGTTGGTACTTTCAAGCGTTCCCTGAATTGACTTGTGATTTAATTGAACCAACAATAAAAGTTCAAAATTATAAAAATTTAGAAGATGCAATTTTAATTAATAGAACTGAACGCTACCAAAATGGACAAATAGATTATTCAATACTCAATCAATATGATAACGCAAAATACTTTGTGGGTACTGAACACGAATTTCATTTAATGAGTAAGATTATCAATGGTTTAGAATACGTTCAAGTAATTAACTTTTATCACGTTGCAGAATTAATTAACAATTGTAAAGTATTTATCGGCAATCAATCAATGAACTTTGCAATAGCTGAACAACTAAAATCAAATAGAATCTTAGAAACTTATTTCGGTTGTCCTAACGTAATTCCATGCGGGGGCAAAGCATACGATGTATTCAATCAAGAAGGATTCGAATATGCACTTAATCAATTTACAAAATGAGAGAACATTACACCAAAACACCCGAAGGAAGTTACAAGTCTAACCACTTCAAAGACCCAAAAGAAATCTACAAAGATGAATATTGGAGTTCAAAACAAAATCATTCAACTATTCATGAACAAGTTTTCAATGTGACTGAAAAGAATGAACTTGTAAAGAAATGGATTACAGACATTGAACCTAAAAGAGTTTTAGAAATTGCCTGCGCACCTGGAATACTTATGGGTGATTTGTCCGCAAATTACGAAACACATGGCATAGAGGTTGACGAAAGATATAGACACGATATTCAAAGTCTTTGCCAATCAAGTGAGCTGTATTTCGGAATGTTTCCCGAAGTATCAAAGGACTTTGAAAGCGGTATCTTCTCAAACATCATAGCCTTAGACGTATTCGAACACGTTGAGGACGGAATCGGATTTTTAAAAGAGTGCCACCGATTACTTTGCGAAGGTGGGAGGCTAATAATTCAAGCACCGATAATGTTTGAACCTGATGTTATGGACGAAATCCAATTCCACGAAACCGAGCATATTTGGATTTATTCACTTGACCATGTATTAACAATGGCAGGGCGGTCTGGTTTATTGTTAGTTGAATATAGTCAATGGAAATTAGGGCATGAACAAATAGTTTTTGAAAAATGAAAATACTTCAAGTTTGTGACAAGAAAATAAGCGGGGTTGAATACCACCGACTTTTAATTCCACATGGAAAGCTAAACGAATTAGAGGAAGTCGAGATAACAACTGCTCACATCATTGACCATTTGCCCGACTCATTCTTTCATCAATTCGATTTAATCATTT